GACGGGCATACAGGAACCGAGCCAGATCATCTTCATTGAGTTTCAGCTTTGCCATCTCATCCAGCAATGGCTGAAGCTCTTTGTCCCAGACCTGTTCCTGACGGGCAATGACACGATTGTTGAACAGGCCAGTTGCCATCTCAACATCCATTGTTTCAGGCAACTTAGAGCCACGCGCCTTCTCAATGGCACGTTGGATCATAGAGATGTCGTTATACTTATTAACGAGGCCATACATCAATTCTGATTTAAGAGTGTCCTCGTGGACTTCGTAACTAGGCTGCACCTTTTTCTTTTGACGCAATGCCATATAGGCAAGATCCGAGGTCTTGACGCCCATCTTATCGGCCATGACATCGGCTTCCATATCCAGACGATCAGCCATGCCGCCGACATAGAAGTCATTGAAGATCGAGTCCATGCTTTTCTTGCCGAATAGCTTGTTTACGACATTACGGAACCGACGATAGGTCATCCAGACTTTGTGGAATACATTCCATAAATCACGGCCCATTCCGCCAGTGGGCATGTTATCATCAGTCTTGGCCCCAAACATCCCCATTGCATAGGCATCTTGCTCTGACGTTGACAGGGCTTCAATCTTTTCAAGAGGAACACCGTAATACCGAGCAACAAGGCGGTTATTTTCAGGACGAGCATCAGCAATGATCTTCCGCTCTTCAGGGGTCAATTTATCCTCAAGAGAGTGCCATGCTTCATGGTATGTCGCATCAGGAAGCGATGCACCATGCTCAAGGCTTGTGGCCAGATAGATCATGTTCGTCAGGCGATCATGCGAACCAGAAGCAAAATCGTCCAACTCGCCACCGGAATCCATCGCAGCCTGTGAGTCCGTGATTTTGATCTGATCTACGAACGTCACACGGGCCTTCTCACCCAGTGTCCTTTTGATGATGCCTTCAAACTCTTTGTAGGCTTCAGGGATCACATGGGCTGTTTCGGTTTTAAGCGCAGGACGTAATACCGAATATGAGGTTTTGTTAACATTGGCAGCACCCTCGAAGTTGGCTCCAATCTCAAGTATCCGCTCAAAAAATTGATCCGCTTTATCTCTGGAGATATAAGGCGTGGTCATTTTTCTGCCGTTTGAGTAAAACCCAGAGCCTCCAAGAATTTCCCTTAATTTTCCATCAAGGTAATATGCGCCGCCTTTAGATTTTGCACTGTTAACGCTAACCTGATACCCGGTATATTCCTGTTTGATAAGAACAGATGCGTCATCGCTACTTACAATAAATTTCTTTGGCGCACTATTAACGGCAGCTTTTAGATCAGCTACTGTCTTTATTTTAGTCTTTGTTATCTTCAGAGCATCTTCAAGAGATTTAATTTTGCGAGGAAGCAAGATCCCTTGTTTAATGCTACCATCTTCTGTTGTGAAGTTGATGATCTGTCCTTGGCCACGATTAATATCAAACCCAGCAAGGATATTCCCTGAAATAATAACACGACGTTCTTTGGCTCCGCCCTTGGCAAGCATGTCAAATGTTTCGACAAACGATTCAGCCTTATCGGTGACTCGGTTCCGGTCTAAATCATTTATAACAACTCTCTCTTCGGACTCTCCACCAGCCTGCATCTGGCTCAACTTGATATTCATTATCGGAGATCCAGACGGGAACGCCAATGTCACCGTCCAGTTGCTCGGAACAAAGGGGTTCATCGACCTATCAGATGTCTTGAACCCTACGATCAAAGATTGTCCAGTTTCGCCGGATGGCAATGTTACGCGAACTCGCCGACCGGGAACAAGCATTTTGGCAAATGCCAAAAAGAATCTTTCTTGCGTATCAAGTTTATCTTTAACTCTTGTTTTGCTATCTGGATCCTTAAGGTCATCAAGGGATTCTTTAACGTAACCATTAAATTTTTCCCGGTATTCCTTGATCAAATCAATATGTTTTTTGACAAACATATTATTAAGATCGTTTAGTGCAGTTACATCATTCCGTTCAAATGCTTGAGCTTTGGTAAGATAGTCCTCGTCAGACCAACCAGATACGTCTTTAAGGTCAAACTTTTTGAACGAAACTTTTGGGAAAGAAACTTGCTGTGCAAAGCTACCCATCCCTTGCTCGTCAAGAACCTTATTGATTGCATCTCTTGCTGTGATGGGCTTGCCAAGGCGGTTCACGTTATAAAGCCCGTAGACAACAGCATCGGAAAACGGGCTATCTCCCGTTGAATCACGAGCAACAGCACTTTCAATGATCTTCGCCTTGAGATCAAGGCTCTTGGCTTCCAAGGTGCTAATTCCTTGCAGCTCAAGCTGGGCAAGAAGATCTGCATATCTGGCCTCAAGATCTTCGTAGATAGCTTTCTGATCATGGATTTCCAGCAACGGAATACGGCCAGTAAGCCTAGCCATAAGATTTTCTACATCCTGTTGCACCCCTTGTCGCCTGTCGCCTTCGTAGTTTTCCCGAATATCAATATCAAGCCTTATAGGTATTTCAGGGTTATCCTGCATAAATTGATATGCAACCAGATCACCATACTCATTCAAGAAATCTGGAATATTCTCAGCGGTCAACGCGCTCTTACGGGCTGACGTCGTAATGGCATTGAGTGATGCCATTTTCTTTGCAAGCACAGCAGCAGGACGTTTTTCTGCCGGAATGTCGGCAACCATTTGAGTGTATTCAGGAACAATGACCTGACCTGTTCGGTGAACACGACCAAGTGTCTGCATGTGAGTGTCAATGTTTTCGTTTGGCTGAACGATAATCATATGACGCTGACGAACATCCTTGAATCCCTGTTTTGCGTGAAGGGAAAGGCCAGTCGATCCAGACTTATTAATGACAATCGCATCCAATTCTCCGCTATTAAAGTCAGAGATTGTTTTGTTTTTGCCTCTTGCAGTTGTTGCGTTCCCCGGACGGGTAGCAAGGACAGGTGCGCCAAACTTATTTTGGCCAGTCCGTTTTTTGCCATCACCGCCGCTATAGTCAAGGATAACTTGGCGTCCAGTTATTTCACCAACCTTATAACCCTTTTTCTCCAACCCATACTTAATGAAGTCAATCGGAGAAATTGTCAGATCTCCAAAGTCAATGCTTTCAATAAGGTTTCTAGCATGATCGTATGCCTCGACACCCCATTGGCCAAGATCTTCGTCCGTCAAATAATGCTTTCTGCCTTTTTCACCCTTCTTCATGTAAGGCGGTTTGATAGTGATAGTCCTTGTCCGATCAAGATACCGGAGAAGCAAATCTCCAAATGTCAGCTCAACCGTATCACCAATAGACAAGCCAAGGTCATCAGCCGTTTTTTTTAAGAATGTTTCCATCGTATTGGCAACAGTCAAAACTGGCTTCTGCCCGTCCTCAATGGCCTTGAGGGCAATTTCGACAGATGGTTTTGCCTTCATCGCCAGCAAAAGCTGGTTAATGAGATTGTGCATAATCGACGTAAAGTTTGTCGATTCTGCTCCTGCCCCACCTGTAGATCCATCAGGACTTACTGACTCTGCGTCTGCCCTGACTTCTTCAGATATAAGTTGTGCAGATTCTTTAGCATACCTTGAGAATGTGTTGATAAGCCCCATTGAACGAGAAAAATCATTATAGATTTCCTCATCCACACCAACTAACTTTGCATCATATTTCACGCCAGCAAAAGTTCTCTCTCGGCGCATATATTGCCCAGCCTTGGCAAGCGTTGCCGAAAGCACAGACATCAAAGGCACACCGCCTCTTGTCAGCAACTCTGGAAGATCTTTGATGTTTCCAACTGCAAGGCCCATATCAGTTTTTGCATAAAGATCCATAACGTCTGGACGCTTTGCAAATGTTGCCGATGAGTAAAATGTTCCTTGCGAGAGCTGCGCAAGTTCACGGGAAAAGTCAGCCCTGTTAAGTGGTCCCTCTTCTTTCCTAGCTGCCGCACCTGCCCCACCAGCATTATGGCTCTCATCTAAAATGAGGATTGAGCTACTAGCCATGCTATGCAAAAAATCGCGGCGCAAGGTGGTTTGCCCTTTAACCGTTTGCATCTGCGAATATGTGGTAAAAATTATATCATATCCGGGTAGCTTTTTTGCTTCGATTGCATCCCTGAAAATCTTTTCCTGATTTGGCGGGGTGGTAAGTTTTTTTCCATCCTCCTTATCATCTAGGTCGATTGGTGGACTGACATTTGTCATAAGGATTTTGGGGTCGCGGCCAAGGTATTTTGGTAAACCAATACCTTCGTCATCCGACATATCTCGCCACATATCTTTGTAAAGGTTATCCCTCTCGGTGACAAAGATTGGGGTCAACTTATTGATCAAGGCATAGCGAATGATGCCAGCATTGATACGGCCTTTACCGATTCCTGTCTGGTCGCCAATGATGAACCCTGCGCCTTTCTCAAGGTTATCAATCGCCAAAGCAAGGGCGTCGATCTGCTCTCCTGAAAAATACTTTTCCAGTTCCTCTGGCTTATATTTCAAACGATCTGCAACGAAAGCATCAATATCCCCGCGCTTATCTTCCAAAGCATCAAGGGCATATTCCATTGCCGACTTCATATTGGCCGGAGCAAGAGTCCCCAATCCAGCAGATTGTTGAGCCTTCGGTATGTAAGGAAGCTGTGTTTCAGTTTCCTCTTCGTGCTTCAGTTCGGCTCGTTTGGTATTAGCCAGTTTATTGAATCGCTCGGACTTTTGCTCTGAAGTGCCATCTTCAGGCTCTTCGGGTTCAACGCCCAATCCAGATTCGGGTTGTTCAACGTCAAGTTTGCCACGAATATCTTCAGTGGTTTCAGTTTTGGTCGGCTTGTTAGTATTCCCCCCTTGAACATTAGGGCGTCCACTAGATCCTGCTCTTGTTCCAGCTCCTTCCCCTCCAGTTTCTGAAACAGAGACAGAAGGTGCTGATACAGTTGTTGTTTCGGACTCATTAGGGATCTTCTCCTTAATCTGCTCCCAAGATGTGAGGAGTGGTGGAACTTTTGCGGCAGGAAGCGGCAAAGCAGATTTGCCCTTACCCTTGATTACGATGACATCAACAGGCCATGCAGCACCCTGTCTTTCATACAGTTTGCCAGCCACGGTGAAGTGATCAGTCACATTGTAATTGTCATACAGCGATTTGAAGAACTCACGCTTTGCTTTGCCATTGTAAGCATCAGACCTAGCCTTATCCGTCACGGCCATAGGATGAACGCTGCCTATGATCAGGACAGCGTTGCCATTGGCATCCATGTGATCCAATGCAGCATGGGATATGGCATGATCAATCTCAGATGTTTGATAGCCATTCCGAACCCAATCCATGTTGAATGATTTGGTGCTTCCATTCTCAGCTTTGACTGCTCCGAACGGTGGATTGGCAATGACTACGTCAAACTTTCCTCTGACAAAGTTATAATCTGACGCATCTTTCGACTCAATCTTCGTAAACCCAAGGGCTTTGAGATTATCACGGCGCACACGGTTGATCTCATTGACCGTCGTATGCTCAGGGTTGGCCTCAATGACAAGCGCACCATTGCCAGCCGTAGGTTCAAGAACGCTCTTGTCCCAATTAACTCCAGCAAGGCGGGATGCCACATAGGCAAGCGGAATCGGCGTAGAATACGCTTGGTTGGCAATGCTTTCGCTAGTCCGAGCAGTGAGCTTTGGTTGGCTATCATATACCTTTTGCAAGACATCGAACTTGCCTTGAGGCGTGTCGGCTTGCATCCATTGAGGCAATCTTGGATCGTTCAGTGCAACCTGACGGGCAAGAACAACAAGGGCAAGCTCAACACCTTCTTGAATTTCCTTGTCAGAAGATCCCTTGATCTTCGGATGGTTTCTCAGTGTTCCCATCTGAAGAAAATCAAGACCAGACTCTTTGCCATCTTGAAGATATGGGTAAACCGTCCCTGCAATGTGGTCGATCTTGTTGGTGTTAGGGCCAAAGAAGTCATAGTCCACCTTGTGCTGCTCAACGGCAGGGGGGGCAGCTTCTTCTTCTTCTGCTACTTCTTCCTTGGGTTTTGGCTTCTCTTCCTCGGAAGGAGGAGTCGGAGGTGTTACAGCTTCCTCTTCTTTGGGCTTGGTTTCCTCTGGTGCAGCGGCTTCTTCTGGAGTCGCAGTTTCACCTTTGCCACCTTGAGGCTTCTGTTGCTCAGGCATTTCGGCATACTGGTTTACCGAAACAATCTCATTGCCAAAGTGGGTTGTCGTAAAGAATGACGGAACATTGCCGTTTGCATCAACGACCTTAGTCTTTTCACCCTTCCACAACTCAAGAGGATATTTGCCGATCTCAGGAGTGTTTGTGTATGGAACCTTTGACTGAGATGGGGACGCACCCCACTTGCCGTCAGGGTTTTTGGTGACGAGCGTTGCAGTGCCATCGTTATGATCAACGATTGCCCACTCTTTGTTATCGGGCGGGGCAAGTGCATTTGCGCCATTACGATCCAAAAACACAGTCTTTTCGCTCTGAGGCTTGATGCCTTCATCGCCGGGATGCTCTGGACGAGGAGCTTTGTTGCGGATGGTTTTGCCATCCGTTGTCATCTCATACTCAGAGCCTTTGGATGTCTTGAACGTAAACGCATGTTCGACAGGTGTAGTCTCTGGCTCCGCAGTCGGCTTTTTAACAGACGGTTTTTCAGCTCCAGTAATTTTGCTAAGACTGTTTTGGAGACTATCAACTGTATCTGACGTTTTGGATGGGTGCGTCGGTCCAGCAAAATACTCCGTGTTTGTTCCATTTGGGAACAAGAACCCATCTTTTAATGTTACCGTATAATCTTCATCACCATCAGCTTCAACGCTTTGAATACGAGGATCTTTGCTAGTTATGTCGTTAAAAAGATCTGCTGTAAGCAGCTTCTTTTCGGTAGGTTTTTGCTCGTCAACATTAGGAGTTTCCGGTGGGGTAGTTTCCTCTGGAACTGGTGGGCGAAGCGACTGCAACCCTTTGATGATGTCATCTTGCACCCAAGGAGCAAGGTTTTCCCACGGCGTATTGCCCCGATCATTGGGCGTCCGCTTCTTAATTTCAGCCTGAAGGACGGCTAAATCTGGATTGCCATCCTTGTCTCTCGGCAACTCATTGACAACATCATCAATAGGACGGCCACCACGCTCTTCGTTTTCCTTCTGCCGACGGATCTGTTCTGCCAGAGCATCAAGATCTGTCGCTGGTTTCTCAATCGTGGCCGTAGCCGTAGTTGTTGTTCCTGTATCTGTAGATGTTTGTGTTTGAGTCGCTGGCTTTGTGCCGCCTTCTGGGGAAACGGAGGCCGGGGGAGTTTCCGGCCCCCGCCCCTCAACACCAGCCGGGGGGGTGGATGGTGGAGTCTTTTTGTCCAAGGCTTTTTGATCAGCCTTCGTCAAAGGCAAGTTGAGTTCAATCTTCTCTTCGGGGGTAAGAGAGATTGGCTTGTCGGCTTTACGCCTTCTGATGTCACGAACCCGTTCAGCCACTTCAGGCCAAGAGAGCTGGCCAATTTCCTGAGCAGAAAGACCATCGCCCTTCAAGACGGCAAAGAACTCATTCTTTGTCTCGATCTCTTGGCGGGTCATCCGCTCTTCTGTTTCTTTTTTCTTCCGCTCTTCAAAGCCCTTTTTACTGCCTGTCTTATCAAGCAGATCTTCGACCGTCGTGCGTGGCTTGAAGATCTGGTTGTATTCTTCGGTAGTCAGCGACTCAGGCTTTACACCCTGCTGTGCAAGATCACGAGCCGTTGCAGCCCGTTCCTGTGGACTCATAATGGCGATGTCATCGGCAGAGAATTGACCGCCCTTGAGGATCTCTGCTTCGGTGACGGATTGGTTACGAGCCTGTGGTTGCTCGGCAGCACCGCCGCCAGCTGGTCCACCTTCCGGTGGCGCACCACCTTCAGGTCCACGACCACCGCCCTGTGGGCCTTCCAGCAAACGGTTTGATGGTGGGCCTTTCGGACGGCCACCGCCATTGGGGAGCAATCCCGGAGCCTCAAACGGTAATCCGGTTGCTACACCCTGCAAATATTCTTTGAGAACCTCTTCTCCGGTCGCTGGCTCTTCGTCATTGACCCAACGCTTTGCGCCAGATCCGGTTATCCCGATAGATGGATATGCCACCCCAACTCGGCCAAGCATACCCTTGAGACCACCGCCGCCGGGGATCATGGAATAAAGCGCACCCTGAGCAGCAGAGATGCCAGCTTCCTTCATAGCCGCTGCATCAATGTCAGCTTTGTTCTTCATATAAACGGCATTGAACTGCTCGGCGTCACTGAGATCACCACCGCGCTTGCGGGTCTGATCAATCAATGCACGAGCATAGGCATCTGCGCCGAATGAAAATGCACCAACCGCAGCACCACCAGCCGGACCACCAGCCATCGTCCCAGCGATAGCAGCACCCATAGGCACAATGCCTTCGACCATGCTTTGCCCTGTTTCCTTAGCAAAGCCGCCGGGATCTTCCTGAACGGCTGCGATGAAGCCCTTCTCTTTTTCGATCTTGCTGAATTTGGTCGGATTTTTGGCGCGTTCGGCCTCACGTTTCGCAATCGCATCAAGATCACGTTGCAGTGCAGCAACATCGGCAGGGTCTTGCGAACCAAGGTTTGCAGCCCCGCTATAGTATGCGACGCCGGGAATTGTGGTGAGGTCAGGCTTGTTTTCCACACTTGGAGCAGCAGGAATAGGCATACCCGTCATTGGATCATAGGCAACAGGAGGCTGTGCCATAGTTTCCGTAAATGAAGGAGCTTCAGCCTGTGGGGCTTCAGCTTGTTCAGTCGGGCGACGAGGAGGAGCAGGAGGTGGATTTACAGACCATCTTTCAGGCAGATATGCAGTGGGGGGTGATGCTGACCATCCTGAAGGAAGCTCGACCATTATTACTCACCTTTTGGCTGCTGAACCGGAACAAACCCGCCATTAACAACTTTATGCGGAACGCCTCTGTTATCATATACGATTTGGCCTTCTTGCAAAGGCTGTCCAGAAGATTGTGGTTGAGAATTATTGCCACTTCTACCAGCCCCAGCACCAGAACCAGCCCCAGCACCTCTGCCAGCTCCCTTCTGAGCAAGCATATCCTCATATCGTTTCATGGCTGTATTATACTGCTCTAGCCTCTTAGCGTATTCATCTTCTTTCCCGGCTTTAGGCTGTCCTGTTCTTGGATCAATCAGCAAAGGATTATCAAGCCCATACATTTCACGATATGTTTTTTGAGCATTTGTATATCGGGCAAGATCCGCACTGTCTGGGCCGTTTTCAGCATCTCTGTCTTGCTTCTGCTGCATCAGCCACAGACGGGCAGTCGCTTCTTTAAGTTGCGCTTGCTTATCCTGAGCTGCAGTCTGCTGATCACGGATAGCCCTCAGTGGGCCAGCCGCTGCATTGGCCGCATTGGAAATGCTTTCACCAAAACCACCAGTCTTGGTGGGGGCAAACATGCCTCCAGCAATCGCCAACATGACAGGATCAACATTGCCCAGCATGGATTGCGGCTTGTTCTGTGCTTCTTGCAGCATAGCTTCGCGCTGCTTATTGAAGTTATACAGATCCTGCAAGGGATTCATTGAATCGGCCATGACTTATCTCCCGCGACCACGACTTGAGCGACGATTGTTGTTCCGCTTCTTCTGCCCACCCTTGGCAAATTTGACCTTGGACAGATCAGGGTCGATGCTTGCTACCTGAGCAAGTGGGGCTTTCATGTCTGCCACAGCATCAACTTTACCACCTTCTGCCTTGCCGCTGAAAGCGTTCAACAGAGAGTATCCACCAATCATCTGCGACAATGGCGATGCGCCATATTGGCTTGCAGGGCCGACGTTCTGGTAAGTTGACTGGGTTCCATATGGCAAGCCACGGATCAGTGCGTTGAGCATGGACAGCTGCTGGTTGGGATAATCACGCTGCTGCATGAAGTCATTGTAAGCCATATCAAGGCTTTTTTGACCTTGCTGTTGCTGTGTATTACCGACAGCTTCAAGAGCGGCAAGATCTTTGAAGTTAACAGTCTGGCCCATGTTCGCCAGAGTTCCCATCTGCCCAGCTGCCTGAAGCTGATCACGCGCTGTCTGAGAAGCAAGGTTTCCAGAAAGCTGACCAAGGTTCCCATAGCGGGAAAGATCACTCTGTGCCGCAGTCATTGCATTGTTGTAGCCCTGCTGCAATGCTTTGTCTTGTTCATTCAGGACGGCTTCCTGAGTATCGCGTAACCCCTTACCAACTGCACCCTGCATTGCGCTTGAGCCATATTGCCCAGCACGAATGAAGTTTGAGTTGATGCTTGGCATCAATTTTTCTTTAAGGTTTCTTGCCCCAAGAGTAGCAAGCTGGTCAGTCACATTGGACATATATGGGTTCATATATCCGCCAACGACATCCGCAGCAGATTGACCAGATTGTTGAATAAATGGGTTGGCAGCGGCAGATGCGTTGTTGTTTTTTATTGCGTTGCTCGTTGTGTCCAAAGCATTTTGAAATGTAGGAGCATATTGGCCAACAGAACTTTGCGTCTGGGAAAATGCTTGCTGTTGCTCTGGGGTGAACTGAGCGAGGCGTGGGCCTCCATACAACTGGAATGGCTCTGCTGATACAGCATTGGCTTTGTTCAAAAGGCCAAGCGTGTAGTCAGTCATAAACGTCGGGATGCCCGTCGTTGAGTTACCATATGTTGTCGTAGCAGGAGGAACTTGTCCTTGGAAAAGGAAATCAAGCATACCCATCGTTAAGCTCCTTTCACATAAGAAAGCGGCCCTTTGGCAGATGGAGCAAACTTGCCCTGAGCCAATGCTTTGCCTTTATGTTTTCGTATATTTTCACGCATTTCGTCAAGTTTTTTAGCCCCTGCATCAGACGAACCATCGCCAAGCATGGAGACTGTTTGAGCATCAATCACATATTCGCCATCTGACAATCTGGCAGGGATACTATCAGATGTGCCAGTGCCGCCGCCCTGAACGTATCGCCCTTGTGCTGCTGGAAGCCTATTGTTTTCAAAAAAAGCATGAGCTGGGCCGTAACCATAGTTGGTATCGGCCTTGTATCCAGTTTGCTTGCGCTCGAATGGAACATTTGATAGGTGTTCTTTCATGCCAGCATTGGCTGCATTGGCATCTTCCTGACCAGCCATAGAGGTTTTATGGCCACCGCCACCACTTGCAGCCGCTGCTCCAAGCAGCAAAAGAGGAGCCATTTTCATAAGGTCTGGAGATTTACCGCCCATAAGGCTGTCCAAGATGCTGGTTCCACCTTTTGCAGCAACATTAGCTCCGGCGTTTCCGCCGGTGGACCCAGTAGCATCGGCGATGCTTACATCTTTCACGCCACCAGCAGTCGTTGCAGCATTAGCCGCTGCGCTGCCAACAGAAGGAGCTGCACCAAACCCAAGAGCATTAATGACGTAGGGAGATGCGCCGCCAGCAAGACCACCAATCAATGCGGCTTTAGCACCACCACCAGTCAACAGACCAGCACCAGCACCAAGCAATCCACTTCCAACCGCTGTTGTTGCTGTCGGTGAAAGACCAAGGCCAAGCGCATCATTGACGCCTGATCCAACATAATCGCCAGCCCCAAGCAAAGTTGCCCCAATACCAACAGCTGGAGCCACCCAATCTTTGACATCATCCCAGAAGCTAAACGCAGGAACACCTGTCTGCGGGTTGATCTTAGGCTCACCAAACTGCTGCTTCATCCATTCGTATTCGTCCTTATTGATGTGGACGATCATGGTATCATCATGCTGGCCAGCTTTGCTGACACGATTGGCGGCTTCGTTCAGACCGCCACGGGCATATTTTTCAGGTTGAGCAGAGAAATTTACAGACACAGGAAATGTATCGACCATCTTACTCACCTGTCACAGTTTGGAGCAATCTTTCAGCCCAATCACGCCAATCGTCAAACTCATATGGATCTGGAACATATCCCTGCCACTCATTGTTAATAAGCATAACAGATCTTGCCCATTCCCGCCATTGCTTTGGATCTTCCAGACGGCCCAAATATCCCCCATTTTTAATGAGTTCAGGGGCCATTTTGTCGGTCCACTCAAAGACATCCATCATTATTGGGTTAATGCCGATCATCCAAGCACCGTCCCGTCTGCTGGCTCAATGTGAGCCAACGTCTGCCCCAGCTGATAATCACCGCCCACCGCATTGCTGATGAACTTGAACCTCATCTGTCTGCGGATCGTTTTGAAATATACAACCTGATTCTGGACAGGCATATTATCGGTGACTTCAGGGAAGTATTGAGGGTCAGTGCTAATCTCAGGCGACCTTGCATTGGCGCGGCCTGTAACCTCAACCGACATCTCACCATTCTGAACAAAGTCTGGTTCGATCATTACGACGCGCAAGCTCTTGTTCTGCGAATCATTAGCTGCTGGAAGGCTGATGTCAGATGTCTCAAAGTAGGACAGGATAGGCGTGACAAGGCTTCCAATGTTTTCATCAACACCAATTTCGTGCATCCAAAGCGAATAGCCTGTCAGGGCATTGACTGTAATTTTGAACCCAGACCCACCGCCGCCAAGTGCAGAAGATGCAACAGTCAGGATATCTCCAACCTTATAGTTGATGCCAGTGTTAACCAGAGTAATGCTTGTGACTGCCCCACCTGATACGACAATGTTAGCTGTTGCCTCTGACCCACCAATATATGTTGATCCAGTGGTATAAATTAGAGGAACTTGGTAATATGTCCCATTTGTATATCCAGACCCCGGGATAAGCGTTCCAAGTTCAAGAATGGAATTAACACTCGTTGTTCCAGTCATCAGCGGATATTGGAACACCTTGGCATATTGGCCATTGCTACGGCCATAGTTCGGAAGAATTGTGTCATACCAAGTTTGTTCACGCGCATTATAGATTACAGCATGGGTGCAATCTGTTGCATCCCCAAATGGGAAGCACCACCAAATTTCGCCCCACCGTGGAACCTTAAAAGAATATACCTTTTGCCGTTGGTTAAAGTTCAGATTATCAAAGAACCAATTCAGGTTCAGATCATTTGGAACTTCACGGACAACGCCGTTATACATCAGGAACTGATCGACCCCAGCCCAAAAATAAACGCCGTTGTATTCAACGACGCATTGTTGGGATAGGATGGAGCTTTCATCAGTTAAGGTATCAAATGACCATGTTTGATCCCCACCGATATACGAAACACGGAGAACGCTATCCAAACTCCACAGCAAAGCTGATGGTGAATTGGCCGCGCCACCACGAGTGACGATGCCGTAAACTATCTTTTGCGCAGTAATATACGCATCGCCGCCGCCATTAGCCACGGTCCAATCAGTCAAGTCATCTGGAGATGACCATGCAAAATAACCATTGGAGCCATAAGCGGTCAGATATGGGTGCATCACCAACACACCGCCTGATACTGATGGAGATGTCCCACCAATAGCAATAAGCCGATCAGTCGTGTTCATTGGCCCTGCGTAAAGAGGACGCGCCGCATCGCTTGAAATATCAGCCAAACTAGGAGAAGCATGAGCAATCAGGGCCGCAGAAGCTGTGATTGGGTCATAAATTGCATCCATACTCCAAAGATTATTATCATCTTTTGTAAATGTTAAAGGCGTTCTGTCATATGTCTGGGATGTCGCAAAGTCATCCATTCCAACAGTGATCTGCTCAAGATAGTTTGCGCTTCCTATGTGGAGATATAAGACATTGTTGTTTGACCAAGAATATATGCCAGTCGCAATTCCACTGACGCTGTTAGACAGTTGCTTGTAGCCGCCCATTTTGCGGGGCAGCTTTCGGTGAAAGCGACACCATTGGCCATCAACATAATAGTCACCTTCGTATTTGGTTCCATCACGTTTAATGCCAGATAGTGATGCTATCTTGACTGGTTTTGTGGTCATTATCCACCAAGCCCCACAGCATAAGCGATTGCAACATTGGTCGTTTCAGCAGTCGAATAAACATCAAGGGTAGATCTTGCCGATGTTGCCGTAACCGATGCAACAGGTATTGAGAACCCAGCACCAGATCCACCAATGCTTGTATTAGCGGCAGAAAGGGTATCGCCAACAAGATAGCCAGATCCGGCATTAACAAGAGTGACAACGGTAACAGCACCACCAGCAACTGTGATGTTCGCTGTTGCCCCCGTTCCAGAACCACCAGTCAGCGCAACCGCAGTATAGTTACCAGTCCCAAGATAGCCAGAACCACCCGTAATTGAACCAAGGGTTGCAATGGCATATGGAGATGTAAAGAGTGACTTGCCAAGCGTCGATGCGCCCATCGCTGTCTGAGCAGCGGCCTGAGTTGTCGTAGCAAAGATAGCAACACCAGTTGAGCCACCACCAAGATTGATGAGGGCTTGCGATGCAGTTGTCGCTCCTGTCCCGCCATTGGCAATCGAAATTGGAGTCGATATGCCTGCGGTTGCAGCATTAACAACATTTGTCCCATCACAATACAGAATGGCACGGGAGTTCTGAGGAACTGCATATCCGCTGCCTGATGCTGTCTTGATAGTGACGGTAAAAGCCCCGGTTGTAGCATTATCAACCCAATATTGCTGGACCGTTGGTGGAACGATCACGTTCATGTTGGCGTTAAGCGCACCAGTGAACTTATAGGCAATTCGATTTTGTTCAGCGGATGACAGCGTGTAGGTGTATGGATTGGGAGATGATGAGCTTGGCAATACAATCTGGGTATAATCAAACGCAAAATTTACGTTTTGACCAAACCCGATTGTGTAGTAGCTGGTCCCATCACAAAATACGATGCAGGATTCAGTTGGGGCGATGTCTTTTGTCAGAGACCCATCAATCGTTGCAGACCCAGATGGGTCAATAGTCAGGACGCCAGTCCCTTGGTTGCGAAGATTGACAAACCAATCGCTGCCAACCGTGACAGGATTATCAAGCGTCAAAACTCCGCTGGAACCCGTCCACAAAACCACACTGGCTCGTTGCGCCGATGAGATTGAATAGCTGGTGCTGACATTAAGGACAGGCATCGACTGGTTGAGCGTTGTGGTGATTGCCTTAATGCCATAACCAGCAAGGGCAGCAGCATTGCCCGATCCAACCGTTGCGCCATACTGGAGCGCAACCCATACCCCAGCAGCAGTTGTATTGTCGCTGACATAAACTTGCCAAAGCTGGCCAGTTGTCGGAGCGCAAATTGTTGTCCCTGCCGAATTAACAATCGTGAAGGTCTGTGTTCCGACATTGTTAAAAAGGATTGTCTGGCCAGTTGACGCTAGGTTTGCATCTGGCAGGAAGATCTTCTTCGCGCTTGTCGTGCAATTAACATCAACAATCGCAGCTGCAATATCAACGACATTGTTGGTCTCAAGCGGCCATGAAAGGACAACATCAGCAGAACTAAGCGTCAGTGCATAGTATGACACATTGCTTGGGTAGATCGTGGACCCACCAAACACATTTGTATAAACGCTCATTTAAGCCTCCGTCCTTGACGTAGAACGATCTGTGATCTTCTTGATGTCCTCTGTATTGAGAGAGGCTTTGGCATCGTCGTAAAAGTTTTTCCACACCCCAATACGCTCATCGTTCTTGAGGAATGGAGTTGCCTCCAGCAATGCACCATAAAGGATGAGCTGCGGAGCATATTCTGTCAGCCAGTTTGTCTGCTGCTCTGTGCTGAGAAGCGGTGGAAGCTCGTAATACAAGACTTCAAATGGGTAATTCTGGTCAGGCGTTGCCGCGAAAATCCAGTTTGTGTAGTTGTAGTCGGCGTAAAACTGAGGGGCAGCTTGGACGGTTTCATCAGGCCAGAAGTTGCGCACATATTCATACGAACGTGGAAAGATGGGATTGCGTGTATTGTATGTTGCACCAGTCCCGAAGTTCATGGAAATGGTTTCGCGCCACCTGTCAGGCTTTGGATATACGGCAAGCCCAGCCACCATCTGTGATGTGGTGACAACCTGAAATCCTTGGATCTTCAGTTCACGCGAGATGCGACGTTCGGCAAGAGTGATCAGTCTCGGAATCTGTTCATAGACAATGGGGTCAACTTCGGCAGAATACCCGCGCTCAAGGTAATTTCTTACATCACCTTGCAGCTCATTGAATGTCATTCCGATCTGGGATGTCATGCCAAAGTTCCTTTACGCCATCATGGAACTTGCAGTTTCTTCGACCTCTGCAACCCTACGGCCCCAACCACGACCGAATGTATCCCAAGTTGGCAGTGCTTGCAAGAAAGCTAGGCGCATTTCGCATATATCTAAAGCCAAATTGCGATGATTACATTCAGAAACAGCCTTCATAGTTGCCGGACCAATGGCTCCATCGTCGGGAACGCCAGCAGCCTTCTGAAGCGTCTTGGCTGCGCGGCGTGTCCCGCTGTTTACAGCAAGGTCGAACACGGCATAATCCACGCCATCAGGAAGGTCATCACAGTGGCAAACATCCCAGTAGTTTTTCTTATACAGGGGAGCCACCATGTTAGGGGTGAGGCTGCGCATTGTTGCTTCGTCAACAGCATGTCCAACGTATTCTTCCCAGACTCGCTTGGTCACGCCAAGGTTTGTCATGCCGCCCGGATCTTTTGGGTTGTTGACGTAACCACCTTCATGCTTGAGCAGCATAACGAGGCACTGTTCAAAATTGTCTTTCACTTCTTCTCTCCCTGCACCATAGCGTCGGTCTTTGCCTTGCTGCCAGCCGACGATCCAAAGTAAAACTGCACAATCCCAGTCCAAGCTGTTCCAAGCGCACCGAGCATGTAGATCAATGTCTCAGATCCCGTGGGCGGCACACCTTTAGTTAGCAGCCAAGTCAGGATGCCAAAGAACCCGAATGTGACCATGATGGCCATTGCACGGGGAATCCAATCATTCGTGTGCATCTGCATGTTTCGTGCAGAGTCACGGTCCCCAGCTGCAATCTTCTCAAGGTCAATGTCCAATTCCTTCATTTTTAACTTGAAGGTGGCGTCGGTCTCTTTCAGCTTCTGCAACTGCTCTGGCGTGGCGTTCATTAGAGCGGCTGACACATCGGATTCGCTTGCATCCTGATGGCCAAACATTGCTTCTGACAGGGTTTTCACCGCTAGTCCGGCGAGGGGACCACCAAGTGCCGTTGCTACTGTTGGTGCTACTTGGGCCAAAAGGCCACCGATTTTTGAAAAGTCCATTCACTTGATCCTCGTTTCAATGAGAGCAATTCGCTTGTCGAGTTCAGCACGAGCAATGGCCGATTCTGATCTGATAGCTGCACGGGCAATGGCCGCATCACCAACCATCTCAAGACGTTGCTTCTCAAGAGCTGCCATAGACTTCTCTCGGTCCAACGTCATAGCAGCACGGGCAAGAGCCGCATCTCTTTCGACCTTATCAATCTTATCGTTCAACTGCTCCCTAATCTGAGCCATATCTATGGTTGTTCCTTGCGGAGGAATAGCCTTGTTTTCACTATTCACCACAATGGCGACTCTGGATTTTAGCTGGATGATCTCATTGTTCGCAGTGCTAAGAGCGGTCATTAGATAGACCACGCAGGAGAACAATATAGGAATACCAGCAAAAACAATCTTCTCAATCAATGCCCCCTTGCTGGCCGAAGCCGCAAGCACTTCCTGCATCTTAACTTGAGCAGCCTCTGATTCGTTCATTGTCATTTAACCCCTAAAAGTATAATCCCTACGCCAAGAATTATACTTAAGCCGAACATAACGATGAGCGTGACCACTGTCGCTTCCCTGATTTCCTCAAGTTTAGCGGCCCTAGCCTTCTCATCTTCCCATCTCTGGCGTTCAATCTCTTTGCGAATGTTGATCACCTCGCGCTGAACCTGATCCCACGCTGCTAGGCCATACGTCCCGACAAACATATTCTTGGCTTTGGCGGCAAGATCCTGAGCCTCTGCCCTTGCCGTATACCGCTCAATGGCAATCTGCTCTGCTGACTTGCGGGAGAAGATGGTTGGCCTTGGCTTTTCCGCAGAGATCTGCGTGAGTTTGGCCAGACTTCCCCACAGATCAGACAGATCCTTTGCCATATGCTGGATTTCTTTTCCAGCGGCAATGCCCACCTTCAATCCGCTATATGCGGTTTGGGCGACAGCAAGGATTGTCAACGGGTCCATTATTTGTCTGCCTTCGATTCAAGACGGTCAAATATCTTTCCAAGGATGTCTTTCACTTCTTTGATCTCGCTCTTGAACTCATCCTTGCGAATGTAGTTTGCAGGAAGGTCAATTTCGATCTTATGAACATTCGTGCGCAGCTCACTGACAGCATCCCACAATGCCTTGCCAAACCAGCCAAGGCCAGACATGACAATGCCAATCAAGATGTTAATGATTTGCTGCATGTCCATTATGCAATTTCCGCATCGACCGTGTAGTGAACCGCGCACTGGTTCCCAGCTGTTGTAGCTGCTGGAGAAGTTGCCGTGAATCCAAAACCAGTTTCGCCTGTGTTGACTGCTGTTGTGGTCGTGAAATCAGAAGGGACTGTGATATTTCTAGCAAGAGCGTTTGCAGCAGATGGGTTGTAAAATGTTACAGTTGTTGGCGTTGTTCGCATTGTCGGTCGCAATGAAACATTCCAAGCCATCAATGCAGATGCTGCTGAGATCTGGCCAAATGTTAATGCACCAACTAAACCAGCGTTTTGTGCTGGAGCCGTCCCCTGTGAAAAGGACTTTTGGTAGTAGCGTTGGTTAGCCAGCAGCTCGTGACCATACAAGTTTTCTTCAAACGGTGTGGCAACTGCTCCATCTTCAAGCTGAACACCAGTGACATAGAATGTAGCAGATGCCCCTGATACGACGTTCACAGAGCTTGTTGCGCCAACATAGTTTGCCGATGCCCATGTTGATGCTGCGCCAAGGAAAGAAGATCCTGCACCCATGTTGAAGCGAACACGGATACCAGCACCGTTGGTTGTTAACCATGTGCCAGCCTGATCTCCCGGAATAGTGACACTAACATTTTGCCAGACACCTGGGGCATTTACGTTAAACACAAACGGGTAAGAACGGTTTCTTGCACTATTTGTCAATGCCCCGCTGTGCGTCCCTGTGATCGAACTAAAAACCGAGAACGAAAGCGTTACAGATTCAGCAAGGGTTGTCCCCCAACCAAGATCAGAAATATTATAACCTTCGATTGGCTGTTCGATTGCAAAATAATCTGATGATGCTGGCACATATGCCGATGACGAAATTATGCCAAGGTAATACTGGAATGGGTAGCTGATTGAGGTGACCAGACTCATTGAATAACGGCCCATAGTAAACTTGGAGCCAGTGGAGACGTAGTAAGCCCAACGGTCCAAGATATACGTCAATGTTGCCGTTGTTGTTGCCGATACAGCCGTTCCTTCGTTGCGCTGATCGAAGGTCATATTGCCATTGATGATGCGATTGCGAATGAATGAATATGGAGGCTTAAATGACCCGTTCAGAACAGTCGCGCCGGGAACAGTTAACCCATTTCCAAGGGACACGTTTCCACTTGTGTCCATTGCAATGTTAGTCGTTGGGGAACCTGATGAGGCTGGATTCAGGATATTTGCTACGTTAAGAGTGGACATCTATGCCTCCTTATGCCCAAGTGCCGACGCTGGTATTTGCCCCAGTGACGCCTATTGGGTAGATTAACATATATGACCCTTGGATAATAGTCGAAGTTGTCGGAGCTGCGCTGTATGCAAACTGCGGGTTTAAGCCTACCGTATCAGTTGCAACATCGATGATGCCTTTGATCAGCACGTTATGGCTTGATGCCGCAGCAGCAGAAGCAGCGGATACAGTTACAAGCGTTGAGAAACCTGTGGTGATGTAGTTGCCCATTTGGTTGGCAGCAGCAGGGGTAACAGCAGCCGCAGCAGTATCTCATACTACCGTATA